ATAACCGAATCGAAATCGAAAGGAAAGCGAAATGAACATTGGAACACCAACAGCCAGCGACTTGCTGGCAAACCCGGAGTGGGTAGCTGTGTATGGGGACGCTAGCCACGCCCTTTTGGTAATGATTGCCGAGGATCAGGCAGAGCGTGCGGCAAAGTTCTTTGCCAGCCAAAAGGGCGAAGGAAAATTAAAATGAATATCGGAACACAAACCAACAGCGTGATCAACAACCTGTACAGCCGCATGACTGTCGGTGCCCCGGCTCCAGTAGTTGGCATGGCCGCTACGACACTGGCGTGGACTGACCGTCATGCAGCCACGGTGACCGAAGTCACTGAGCTAAAAAGCAAGGTCTGGGCATACGAAATAAAAGTTGTAGAAGACAAGGTGATGGTAATCGCTGGCAGTACGCATGACGGCAGTGCAACATTTGCTTTTGTTTCTGATCCAACTGGTTACGCCGACATCTACCGCATGGATCGCAAGACGGGAGTGTGGGTGCGTATGTACATCAACCCCGGTACTGACAGGCTTATTAAGGGCCGAGGCGGCTTGATCCTTGGTCGCCGTGACCACCATGTTGATCCCAGCTTCTGAACTCAGCGGGGCTTCATCAAATTCCAAGCATTAGGCAAAGACTATCGGGCAAGCAGCATTGATAGAAATATATGTTGAAAAGAGATGCACAAGATGTAACTTCATGTTACAGTGGAGGCTCTTCAACACAACCACACGAAGGAACACCATGATGAAAAATCCAAAAGTTTTTGTTGATAACACTGGTTCTGAAACCGTTTTGAAATTTCAATTTGGCTTTTACAGCTTTAAATCTGTGCAGGAAATTTTTCCTGAGTGCCGTTATTTACCTACTTGGCGCAGTTTTGACGGAGACCAATATCTTCAAGTGGCAATTCCATCTAGTGTTGCTATGCGTCACGGCATTGAGCATCACCACACATTTAGTTTGTTAGCCGCTTAATAAACCAACGGGGCTTCGGCCCCATCCCAACACACCCACACAGGAGAACACCATGAACAAAGTAGAAACAGAAGTTGTCATCAAGACCGAGGACGGAGTTCGCGTATCAGTATCTGATTGGGACGACGGCGGTGCGTGGCTGCACCTGCAGCGTTTTAACGGTAGCATGAGTGCCGTGTTGACCCGCGACGAGGCCCAGCGGCTGGTCGCTGGCTTGCAGGCCGTCTTGAATGCAGAGGTGGCAGCATGAAATACCAGAACGTATCCTGCAGCCAGTGCGGCTGCGATCTTGGCCCCGGCGATGCAGGGTTCAGCCACTGCGCAGACCATGCACGGCGCATCAACTTGGAGTTCGTGTACCCGCCCATCCCAGTGCGCGTGTTTGACTGGTGCGCGACTTTTGAGGGCTATGAGCCACACGACCCCATCGGCTACGGAGCAACCCAGCAGGAAGCCATGCAGGCGTTGAAGAATTACTAGCCACTTGCGCCCTTTGGAATTGACCAGTACAATCGGGGCGTTGCTGTGGTAAGTGACAGACGAGAGCCGTTACTCATGCCTTCGCCCTACACAGGGTTACCACCGAGGGCAGCAGTAACGGATTTTGCATTGCCACAGTGACTCGGACACCATGCGGTACGTCGATGGTGGAGTCTTAAAAAACCCCGTTACACGAGCAAGCCAGAGCGGGGGCGGTGGGCGAATCCTAGAGCCGGGCGGTTGAAACAAGTCTGGGAAGCTGTGTGAGGGGATGGCTCCGAAGACAGAAAAGCGGCCCGTTTTTACGGTAAGGGCTAGCTTTGCTCAGAAATTCACCAAAGACAGACAAAAGAGGAATAGTAGAGGAATAATAGGTAAGTAGTAAGTAATTAAATACAGGAAACCCAAATGGTTTCCAACACGCATGGGGATTGGCGTACACGACTATAGCGTGGCCCATAAAGAGAAACCAGTCCCCAGCCGTGTTGGTGAAAGTAGGCAACCAAGCCGGAGTTCTGAAGTGTGGTGTACATCAGTTGAGCGGAAACGTCCAATCTTCTAGGTTTCAATTGACACACTCTTGTAATTAGGACAAGCCTGAGATGGGTACAGGCCACCAACAACTTACTTTGGGGATTAAGGGTCATGCCAGAAACCATCAAGAAGGGGTCTAAAAGCCCCGCCACGCCGCGCAAAGCCTCCAAGGTAGGCAAGGGTAGCCACGCTCCCGCAAAAAAGCCTGTAGCGCCCAAGAAGATGGGACGCCCCTCAAAGTACGACCCTGAAATAGCACGAATCATCTGTGAGCAGTTGAGTGAGGGAGTACCGTTAAGACAGATATGCAGAGACAACGAGGGGTTCCCCGCATGGAGGACGGTCTACGATTGGATGGGGCGCGACAAAGAACTATCCGCATCCATCGCACGCGCCCGTGATATTGGATATGACGCCATAGCCGAGGAGTGCTTGCAGATTGCTGACACGCCGCAGTTTGGGCAGAAGCAGGTGATGAGCGATGAGGGGGCAACCACGACCATTGAGGATATGCTGGGCCACCGCAAACTACAGATTGAGACCCGCCTCAAGCTGTTGGCGAAGTTCCACCCAACCAAGTACGGCGACCGGGTTGCCATCGAAGGCGTAGAGGGCGGAGCCTCCATCAAGACCGAGGACACCAACGCCAACAAGTTTCTTGACATCATCCGCAACATGGAAATGACCAAACGTGCTGGCTGAGTTGCTTGAAGACCCAGAGGTGCAGGCGGAGTTCAACGCCAAGCCTGAACATGACCGCATTGCCTACATTGCCCACGCCAAGTGGGTAGCCAGCGCCCACCGCTACCAGATACCGCCGCCCCTGCAGCAGAAGTACACGGTCTGGATGATGCTGGCTGGTAGAGGGGCCGGGAAGACCCGTAGCGCCGCTGAAGCTCTTTGGTGGTGGGCATGGAGCCACAAAGGCTCCCGCAGCCTTGTGCTGGCCCCCACTAGCAACGACATTAAGCACACCTGCTTTGAGGGACAGTCTGGCCTGTTGGCCTGCATTCCTGACGAACTGGTGGTGGACTACAACAAGCAAGACCACCAGATTAAGCTGTCCAATGGCTCCATCATCCGTGGCATCTCTGGCGACTCATACGAGCGGCTACGGGGGCCGCAGTTCCACTTTGCTTGGTGCGACGAGCTTGCGGCCTTCCAGTATCTCGGCCCCGGCGAGGCTTGGGACATGATGATGATGGGCTTGCGGCTGGGAGATGCGCCGAGGGTGATCGTGACCACTACTCCGAGGCCAAAGGACTTGATCCTTGATCTGGTTGGCCGGGAGGGTGACGATGTGGTGATTGACCGCGCCTCGACCTACGAGAATGCCGCCCATCTTGCGCCCACCTTTAAAAACCAGCTTGAGCAGTACAAGGGCAGCAAGCTTTACGAGCAGGAGGTAATGGGGCAGATCGTTGACCTTGAGGACGGCAAGGTGGTCAGCCGGGATATGTTCAAGCTGTGGCCTGCTGGCAGGGCGTTCCCCAAGTTTGAGTACATCGTGCAGAGCTACGACTGTGCCTTCAGCGAGAAGACGCACAACGATCCGACAGCCATGACTACTTGGGGCGTGTTCACTCCTACGGACGGGCCTATGTCCTGCCTGTTGATTGACTGCTGGGCGGAGCATCTGAGCTTCCCCGACCTCAAGCCAAAGGTGATCGAAGAGTGGAAGGTAAGCTACGGCGAGGGTAAGGATGCCAAGCGGCCCGACCTGATACTGGTTGAGGACAAGGCGGCTGGGATCAGTCTTATACAAGAGTTGCGGTATGCTCACCTTCCTGTTCGCGCCTACAATCCGGGCAGGGCGGACAAGATGCAGAGGCTGCAGATAACGGCTAGCATCTTTGCGACTGGGCGGGTGTGGTTGCCGGAGAGTGATGTACGCAAGGGCTATGTGAAGGACTGGGCGGAGGGCTTCCTATCGCAGTTGTGTTCATTCCCTGATTCAACGCACGACGATTATGTGGACAGCGCAACGCAAGCAATACGGCTGCTGAAAGATTTAGGGTTTCTCGACATTAACCCGGAGCCGAGGTATGATGACGATGATGATTATGCCGAGATAAAACCCAAGCGGGTTAACCCATATTCTATTTAATATGCCTAATTACTCAAAGCTTTTTCCTTTAGCCAAGGGCGCATTAACTGCGGAGAAGTCATTAGGTGCATTAACTGCAATTGATCCAAGGCTTGCCAAGTTTCTTGAGGATAGCAAAACGCAAATGCGTTTGTATCATGGCACGACAGCGACTGAGGGCGGCAAGGGCAAAGAGGCTATACGGCAGTTTAAACCAAGCAAGGAGGGTTCGTTAGGGTCTGGGGTATACCTGACCCCGCAGGCATCTCACGCAAGCGGTTACAGCGGCATTCCTAACGACGAAGCACTTGCGTTAATGCGTAACTCTGACTACGGCAACATTGACCAAGGCAAGAAGATGGCCGACCA